CCGGTACATAAGAGAGGTGAGTTATGGAAATGAAACAATCCATCTGTGACAAAGACTGCTTTCACTGCCGTTTTTCAAATTGTGTTAACCACTACGGCCCATATACTGAGGCGAAAGATATTAAAAAGGCTTTGAATGGGCAAAAGAAAAGCCGCCCTCGCGACTGGCATCACGAAAAAGCGGCAAGCAAAAATATCCTATCTATATATTAAACCAAAACAGGAGGTTTGTCAAATGGACGATAAAGAGTTAATGATCTGTCTGATGAAAAGATGTTTAGAGCTGGAGAAAGAAATCGAAAAGCAAAAGTTATCCGGAGACTATTGGTTCCGGGAATGTGAGAGGCTGAAAAATGAACAGAAGCAATGATAACGACCTCTCCCGTGCGGAATTTGAGTACCTGTACGATACCGATAACGAGGAACCGGAAACGGATAAAAGCCCGGAATACGAGGCCCTGGAGTGGCTGAAGGAGGTATATTATGCCTACCAAGAACGGTGTTGAATTTTACGCGAAAGGCAATTTAACAGAGCCGGTATTTTTCCCCAACGGCGTATTGTGCTGCAACTCCTGCTGGCTCAAAAAAAGCAAAACCACAAATAAACACCTGCGGATCATCTGCGTTCATACCTACGAATCCTTAAACGATATTGATATTTACACGCAGAGGGGAACCGACTGCCCTCTGGAAATCGAAGAGGAATTGATCAACGGAATTGAAAAATAAAAGGAGCTGTTAAACTATGGCAATTATCGCAAGAGAAAAAGGAACCGCTATTGAACCAATTACCGAGGGCGTACATACTGCTGTCTGCATCATGGTAATTGATCTCGGAGAACAGTGGAGCGAGGCTTTCCAAAAAACAAATCACAAGGTCATGATCACCTGGGAGGTTACTGACGAATCAACCACGATAGACGGCGAGGAAAAACCGAGAGTAATCAGCAAGGAATATACTCTTTCCCTTTCTCAGAAAGCAACCTTAAGGAGCCACCTGGAGGCCTGGAGAGGAAAGAAGTTTACCGATCAGGAATTGGACTGCTTCGATATGGTGAATATCCTCGGCACCAGCTGCCAGCTTCAAATTCTGCATAACGATAAGGGATACGCTAATGTGGCGGCAATCATGGCCATGCCTAAAAACATGCCGAAAGTGAAACCGAGGTCCGAAACAGTGTACTTTGATCTGTCCACACCGGAATGTCTGGCTTTCTTGGACAAGCTTCCGGAATGGGTACAGGATAAGATCAAAAAATCAGAGGATTACAAAGCTCTGATCAAAAACAATCCGCAAGCCGAGGAAGAGTTTGAAGACGAAAGCTTGCCTTTTTGAGGTGCGCTATGAACATTTTAGAATATATCCCGTTTCGGGGTGATCCGCCAATTACCAGAAAAGAACTGGAGAAAAGAACTGGCCTGAACGACAGAACTAACCGCGCTTTCATTGAAAAGGAACGAACCAGCGAAACCATCAACCCCGTTGGCGTGATCCTATCGTCAAGCCATAGCGGAGGCTACTGGGTCAGCGATTATGAACCTGAAATCAAAGAATTTAATCAGGAACTGATCAGCAGAATCAAAAAGCTGCAAAAAATCCTGATCCACAATGAGCAGTTTCTACTGTTGAAAAGCCGCATGGACAGGCGGTGATCATAAAAATGGCAGATAAAAGAATGTTTTCAAAAACAATTATTGAAAGCGATTTGTTTCTGAATATGACGCCGAAAACACAAATGCTTTACATACACTTGTCTATGCACGCCGATGATGATGGATTTGTAGGTAATCCACAAAGCGTTTTGAGAATGATAGGGGCCTCAAAATCAGATCTAAAAACACTGGAAAAATTAAATTTTGTGATAACTTTTTCAAGCGGTGTGCTGGTTGTAACGCACTGGAAGCAAAATAACACAATTCGGTCTGATAGATACCAAGAAACAAAATATTTAGAGGAGAAAGCAAAAATCCGCGAAAATCCTAGCAAAGAATACATCTTAATGGATACCAATGGTTGTCAATTGGTATCCCATACGGTACCAAAACCGGATACCCAGTATAGATTAGATAAGAATAGTATAGGTTATACCCCCCTTACCCCCCAAGGGGAAGCGGAACAGAGCGAGAGCCTAAAGGTTGAAAAGGCCAAAGGGACAGCAAAGGCTGTGAACCACTCCAAGACCTCTGTGCAGATCCGCTTTCAAAGCTTTTGGGAAGCCTATCCGAAAAAGAAGGCCAAGGGCGACGCTTTAAAAGCCTTTAACAAACTGAACCCAGACGACGGCTTAATGGAGAAAATGCTGTCCGCACTGGAATGGCAGAAAAAAAGCTTTGACTGGACCAAGGACGGAGGGCAGTATATCCCTCTCCCCGCTTCCTGGATACGGGGTATGCGCTGGGAAGACGAACCGGAAGCCGCCGTAAAAAAGGAGGGACGCCAATGGAAGATTTTAGACTGATCTATGATTTTCAGGCGGAGCGCTCCCTGATCGGCGCAATGCTGATCGCTCCCGAAAAGGTGATTCCGGAAGCTGCTTTGTCCTTATCCCCTAAATGCTTTTACCACGGCTTATGCCGTCAGGTGTATTCCACCTGTGTAGAATATTTCAAGCTGGGAAAGCCCATTGACCCCATCACCATATCAGCGGAAAGCGGAGGCTTCGACCGGCAGGAGTGCCGGGATTTCTGTCTTGCCTGCGCTTGTGATACTCCGGCAGTTTCCCATTACCTGGAATATATCAGGATCTTAAAAGAAGTCCGCATGAAAAATGAAGCGCTGGCGGCCGCTGAATCCCTAATCGATGAAATCCAAAAGGGAGAAGATATTGAACGCTGCCAGTCTATGGCTTCCAGCCTGTTAAAATGCTTTGACCACAGCGTTAAGGCCGAAGGGTTGACCGCGAAAGAGGGCTATTTGAACTTTTCGACAGACCTCGAGGAGCATAAGGAGTACATACAAACCGGTATTCCCTGGATCGACCGAAATATCTTTATCAGCCCAGGGGATTACATCGTAATCGGCGGGGGTCCGTCCTCCGGCAAAACAGCGCTGACACTTCAAATGATGCTGAATATGGCTAAAAAATACCAATGCGTATATTTTTCTCTGGAAACCTCTCCGGAAAAAATTTTCGAGCGGCTGGTTACATGCTACGCCCGGCTTGATTTTTCAAAGGTAAAACGCCGGGAGGTTGACGACGCTGACGCCGCTAAAATCACGGAAAAATACGAGAGCTTCCAGGCTTTAAAGCTGGAGGTTGTTTCGGCTGCGGGCTGGACAGCGGAGCAGATCAAGTCAAAGGCGGTACAGGCCAGGGCAGATGTGATTTTTGTGGATTATCTGACTTTAATGAAAGCCTCCGGGAAAACGCCTTACGAACGGGCAACGCAGATTTCAATGGACCTGCATACCCTGGCGCAGCAGATGGAAATCGCGGTCATTACCCTGGCACAGCTTAACCGTGCTGGGAAAGGAGACCCGGATATGACCAGCCTGAGAGAATCCGGGCAGATTGAGCAGGACGCGGACGCGATTCTTTTGATTCACTGGCCCGATCAGGAGGACAGCACCAGGGAACTGATTATCGCGAAAAACAAGGAAGGCGAAACGGGGAAAAATTTTCTCAGATTTGACGGGAAGCATCAGACCTTTTCTGAGTTTAATTTACGCCAGCCGGAATTTTAGGAGGAACAATGAAACTGTTTATCGTTATTCCTGGCAAGCCGCAGGGAAAAGCCAGGGCCAGGACATGCAAAACCGGGCACAGCTACACGCCGGAAAACACAGTGCTGTACGAAAATCTGATTAAAACTTCATTTCTGGAACGGTATGGGGCCCGGGGTAAAATCAGGACTCAGGGAAAACAAAAGCCAGCGCTGAAGATGGAGATTTACGCGGGGTTTCAGGTTCCCAAATCATTTTCCAACAAAGACAGGATCGCGGCGTTAAGCGGAGACCTTCTCCCCATAAAAAAGCCTGATTCCGATAATATCGCGAAAGTGGTTGCGGACGCTTTAAACGGGATCGCTTATGACGACGATGCTCAGATCGCCGATTTAACGGTTATCAAGCGGTACACGGAGAATCCCTGCGTAAAGGTAACCATCGAGGAGATCAGCCATGACCTTTGATGAACTTTGCGCTCTCGCCGGAAACGGGAAGCCTCTTCCCCGTTCCGCGCTTCCTTTAGAGCGAGTTGCATACCGCAGACTTGCGTGGCTGTATCATGCTTACCGGCGCGGCACTTTTTCCAAGGACGAAGCCGCTGAGGAAAAAGAAGCCCTCAGGAGAGAGTACGAGGACGCGATGAAAAAAGAGAAGGACGACCTAAAGCTTCACAAAGACATCGATCAGATCCGTGTGGCGTTCGGCGGGCAGTTCAAGGCTGTAAAAGAAAGCGGCTGCCCTGTATGCCGACGGCTCATTGAGATTTTGGACGGGAGGGATTCAGGTGAGAAAAATTAGAAAGAATAAACCACCTATAGAAGCAATCACTCAAATATCGATCTATGGAGAACGGTTTAATGCTGTGGTTTGCCCTTACTGTTTACATACCTTGTGTTTAGAAAAAGACGCGGGCAAACGCAATATTAATTCCTGCCCGGAGTGTGGACAGAAAATATCCCCGCCGCAAACAGGCGTAAGAAGGTAAGAGGAGCCGATAGAAAATGAAAAAACACATTGAGAGAAAGAAAGAAAATCGTACCAGCTTGACCCATTTTTCTTTGTTCTCTGGAATTGGAGGGCTTGATCTCGCGGCGGAAATGGCGGGATTCAAAACTCTCGGGCAATGTGAGTTAGATGATTACGCCATAAAAATATTGGAAAAACATTGGCCCAATGTTCCAAAATGGAGGGATATAAGGAATGTTACAGGATTACAAGTGTCTGGAAAAATCAGTGAGGAGATCACCGTACTCTCTGGAGGATTCCCGTGCCAACCGCATAGCGTTGCGGGAAAACGTCTCGCGTCTAGTGATGAACGTGATTTGTGGGGGGAATTCACAAGAATCATTCGCGAAATTAGACCAAAGTGGATCGTGGCGGAAAACGTACCAGGGTTATTGTCAAGTGAGCATGGAAGGTTTTTTGGACGAGTTCTGCGGGACCTGGCCCACATGGGGTATAATGCGGGATGGGGAGTGTTTTCGGCTTTCCAAGCTGGAATGGAGCACGAACGCAAAAGAATTTGTATTGTTGCCAACTCCATTAGCAACGGACGGAATGGCTTGGACAAAAGTCGGAAAAAACTGCTTGAAAACAATGAGATACATATTCTCAAAGAAAGGAAATCCGTTGAATCGCCTATTTTATTTGAATATGCTTTGCGGAAACTCCGCGGCGACGACGGCGAACTTTTACGAAATGATTATGGGGTTCCCGACGCACTGGACAGACTTAAGTGTTTAGGAAACGCCGTTGTTCCTCAACAGTTTTATCCCGTATTCCAAGCTATAGCAGACATTGAGATTCAGGGAACGGAGGGCAAAAGCAATGAGCATAAAAACTTATGACCAACTTTTCGATGCAGAAGGAAAGTATATTACCGACAGCGGATACCAAGAGATTCATGTATTGGACAAAATGTTGGCAGAAGCTGAAATTCCACATACTATGAAGCCATTTATGGACGGATTTCAAATTTGTTATCCGGTTGAATCCCCGCCTGATAGAGTAATGGACGCTATAGAACATTATGGAAGTTATGGAAGCGAATCGGATCTACTTGAAATTATGGGCCTTTTAACGCCGGAAGAGCGAGAACATGACAGCGTGCTTGGTTGTTTATCCGCAAAAGATGTTTTTAAAAGAATTGAGCGGCACTGGAGGGAAGGATAAAAAATGACATGTAAAGATTGCGTGTATTATGAGGCGTGTGTAAATTTGATGACAGATCCAAAAAGAATTGAATCGATGTCTTATGGAAATAGTGAAAAATGGCTTTGTTTTAAAGACAAATCAAAGTTTATTGAGTTGCCTTGTAAGGTTGGAAATAAAGTTTGGTTTATAAAATCTGCATTTAGTTATGTTAAACGTCCAATTTCTGCAATGGTTTGTGGAATTAAAACTTTTTCGAACAAAAGCACTTTTACTTTTATGGCATTAACAGACGAAAACAATATCAGCAGGAGTTTTATAAATCAAGATATCGGCAAAACCGTATTTCTTACCGAAGAAGAAGCTGAAAAAGCGTTGGAGGGAATAAACCATGACTGAATCAAAACCACACAAAATTTATTGCGAAGCTCTGAATAAATGGGGGGCTGAAGCTCAAACACTCATGGTTTTTGAGGAAATGTCAGAACTGCAAAAGGAGCTTTGTAAGCACGCCAGGGGCAAAGATAACCGTGAAGCTATTGCCGAAGAGATCGCGGACGTTCAAATCATGTTGGAACAAATGATGATTCTTCACGATTGTGAGGATTTAGTAGAAGTACAAAAATTCAAGAAAACACACAGATTAAAGATTCGCTTGGAACAGGAGAGTTGATGATGAATAAACAAAAAGGCTGGCCTCAATGTGAAAAATGCGACCAGTGGAAAGAAAACAAATGTAGGACGGTTAATGAGGAAGGTCTTTCACCTTGTGAGGTTATGAGCCGGAAAGCATTTAACTACTTAGCGAAACAGGAGGATTGAAAAGTGAAAAAATTTCATTGTTGTTTAGATATTGAAGGTGGAATAAAGCGCGCTAAAGATTTAAAAGGCTGTATTACAGTTGATGGGAAGATACTAACAGATGTATCAGATATCAAAAAATTCCTGAAAGAACAGCTCGCTATGGGGAGAAAAGTCCTTCCTTGCGGCGACTGCGACAATTTCGACTATCAAACCGGCTGTAAAGGACACGATGTAGAGGATAAGGAGGCAGATCATGTCTGAGTACATCAAGAGAGAAGACGCACTAGGCTGCGTTCTAGGCGTATTTGACCGTCAAAGGATTAAAGAACTTCCCGCCGCCGACGTGGCAAAGGTGAAGCATGGGAAGTGGGAATATATCGGTACAGACAAAAAGGGGCATGTATACCGATGTTCCAATTGTGCTGGAAGGATTGGATTGGACTATGAAACCAGCTACTGCCCCAACTGCGGAGCAAAGATGGATTTGGAGGACTAAGCTATGACAAGGGAAAAAGCGATTGAAGTTCTTGAAAATGGTGCATGGTGGGATTTGCTTATCCCTATAACGACCATTGAAGGCAGGAAGTTAGATATCGAATTGCATGAAGCTCTTGATATTGCTATTGCCGCTTTACGCAACGGCTGGATCAGTGTTGAGGACAGGCTGCCGGAAGATGACTTGCCAAAAGATAGTGATAGATTAATGATTAAATGCCTGGTTGCCGCAAAGGGCAAAAATGGGATTAGAACTTTGTGCCGTCAAAGATACGTAATGAGTTTTGATCCTAAGGTTAATAAAATACACTGCACGGATTGGTTTTGGAGCAAAGGCGCTAATAATATCACCCACTGGCAGCCGCTTCCAGAACCGCCTGAGGAGGATTAGCTATGTATAAGGAATTAGTTAAAAAACTGCGACATAGAGGAACTTTATATAATGGGATCAGCCTTTTTGATGATGCCGCCGATGCTATTGAAAAGCTGATATTTAAATATAATTTTGCCAATATGACAAAAAGGAAACTGACATAGCACTTAAAAATGAGTTTTTAAAATCTTTAAGATTGGAAGCCGAAAATAAACAACTAAGGAGTGAAAGAGATCAGGCGGTGGAGGAACTTCATCGAAATACAGACGCTGTCCCCGTAGTTAGGTGTAAGGATTGTGTTATGTATCAATCAAGCGGAAAGTCGGGCTTGAATCTCGGTTGGTGTCCAGTATGTAGCTTTGTGAGGTGGGGCGACGACTTTTGCAGCTACGGTGAAAGGAAGGAATCAAATGAATAAAGAGCATTATTTCCTGCGCCCCCCGATCATCATAAGCGAAGAGGAATTAAAAAGGCAAAAGAGAGATCCTAAACTCCTGATAAAAAAATTTGAACGGCTGAGACGGTGCGAATTAAATTCCGGAAAGTCTGAATCTCACCCGGACGTTATGAAACTGTCTGAAACGATCGAGAAGTTAAGAAGGTGAAAAATGCGACTGGTTGATGCGGATTTAGCCCCGGTTTATTTAAACGAGAAGGCTTGTGAACAAATCAAATCAATGCCAACTATCGACCCTGTTCATGCTGCTGGTGCGTGCTATTGTGGAGAGTGCGGTTATTGTATTCATCAGCCAGGGCTGAAAAGCGTCGAATGGATATGCATTGAATGGCATAACTATTGTGATTGCGGCCCGAAGATAGTCGCTCCAAATGATTTTTGCAGCTACGGTAAGAGGAAGGAAGAACAGCCATGACCGGGATTGAAAAAAGAATATTTATGGATCTGAATCCTTGTGGAAAATGGTTAATGGTGCTCAGTAAGTTTAGTGAAATCAAGGAAATGGCGAATTTAATGAGTGATGAAGATATCAAATTCGCTGAAACATTCCTGCGTAACATACAGCCGGAGGTGGAAAAATCATGAAAGAACTTGCCCGCTTCACAAAAAGCAGGCTTTGTGTGGTATGGCTTATCATTACCGCCTGCGCTTTATGTGATCTTTTCCAAACCGTTGCTAATGGAAACACGCAAAACACTTGGATTAATTTTATCATGAAGCTGATATGGTCCATTGGAATTGCACAGGCTTATGAATTTGGATTTAGAAACGGAAAGGAGAATTGATCTTGACCAATATAACACTGAAATCTTTATGCGGGATTCATACTTTAAGCGCCGTTGAATATGGGCACAGCGACGACGGACAGTCTGAATTATTTTATTTTACTTTAGGTGGGATTACTTATTGCGCTGAAGAGGATCCAGATGATGGGTATCGCAGCGCAATGGGATCTTTGACCATAAGTAATAAGCAATTAAGTACAAATATTCCTCCTACTAAAGTGCTTTGCAAAATGAGCGAAGAAAAATACGTTGATTCTTTACTTATGATAGACATATTAACACAGAAAATTGTACTTGAAGTCGGAACGGACTACACAGAAGATTATTATCCTGTTTTTGTTGCAGCATGGAAGCCTAAAAATTTGTACTGTAATATTTCGAAGGAGGAATGATCATGGCAGGCTGGCAATTATTACTTTTAGGTTATTTTTTAGGCGCACCGTTAGGCTTCTTGCTTTGTTCCGTTCTGGTGGCAAGCAAAGACCCGCCCAAACCGCACACCACTTGCAAGGACTGCGTACATAGGCATAAGAAAGAGTGCCCTTTCTCCCATATCGAATGTGATATGACCGGGGATTCTATTTTCTGGCATACTAACAAACAAGATGACTTCTACTGCAAGGAGGCTCAGGACATTGGGCTGGACACAAAGCGGAAATAGAAAAAGCTGTAAAGGCTGTATCTATAACAGACCTCTAACTTTTGAGGGTTCCGGGCAACAACGCTACTGCCTATATTGCTATGACACCGGTAAGCCTAGAGGCTGCCCGCCGGAGAAGTGCGACAAGAAAGCAATAAATAAGCATAAAGGAATTAAATAATTATGGAAGATTTTATAAGCGCTCTTGGTGCTACTGCAGAAGCAACCGCTTTATTTTATTTGCAGTTAGTAAAACACGGTATACCACCAGAACAAGCTGCATCATTAACCGCAATGATAATTTCAAATTTTATAGGAGGTAATAACACTGGCAGAGAATAAAAAAAGCGAATTAACCAATCAAATCGTTAAACAAAAACGCTATTGGGTTCCTAACCCACAAAAAAATTTTGGGGAAGAAAACGTCCAACCTGGTGACAATGCTCGTTATTTGCGCCATGCACTTGTATCGTGGGACTTGCCCCCTATTGATATTTCAGACCCGAAACAAGTTGAAAAACGGATCCAAGAATATTTTAACTACTGCATTGACAATGATAGAAAGCCAAATATGATTGGCATGGCTAATTGGTTGGGAGTACATAGAGATACTGTCCATCAATGGAAGACAGGTGCAACACGTAGTAATACACATTACGACTTGATTAAAAAAGCCATCGATATTTTAGAGGAACTGTGGGTTGACTATATGCAAAATGGGAAGATCAATCCCGCTTCTGGTATCTTCCTTGGAAAGAATATGTTTGGATACAAAGACCAGCAGGATTTAGTTGTAACGCCAAATAATCCATTAGGAGAAGAACCTGATCCGGATAAGCTGGTGGAACAGTATCAAAAAGCCTTGCCGCCGGAAGATTAACGACTATCAGATGATATCGACTATTAAGGAGGCAAACGACTATGGTTAACGACTTTCAAACGAGCGACTATCAAACGACTATTGAGCAAAAATCAGTCAACGACTATCGACTATGCCCGCTTCATAATATGGTCTGCAACGGATATTCCTGCGCATGGTATGACCGCCGGAATGAATGTTGCGCCATTATCACCCTTTCCCGCTTCAAATAAAAAAATCCCCGGCTTTCTCCGTTTGGAGTTGGCCGGGTTTTTGTCTGTGCGGCGTTTTAAGGCGGTTTTTGTGTTAAGATAAGGAATATTAAAACCGTATAAAATCGTCTGTATCTGGCTTGTAGCGAAAAATAGAGGCATATATAACTAAATCAATATCTTTGTTTTGCTTTCAGAGGCTTTTTAAGGCCATGAAGCAGTAAAAAAACGATACTTTTCTTTATGGACAATAAAAACCGCCTGGAAAATCAAGCGGTTATCAAATAATTTTAATATGGCTTTTATTTTTCTTTGCCTTGTGATATAATAAAGGCGACATGTGGCAGGCCATGCCGCCCTTGTTTGCTTTAGGCTCCCTGTGCTTTGGACGGCTCTGGGGAGCCTATTTTATTTTGTTTTGGCATCTCGTACAATCTGCGCCGCTTCCTGCGGTGTTTTGGCTTGCGCTTCAATTAGTTTGGCTATGGTTTCCAACATTGTGTTTAATTGGTCGTTTGTCATGCCTTCTTGCATTTCCTTTCTACCTCCTGCCTGGTGTGTATTTTGTAATCATTTCTTGATTACGTTTATATTATATATTGATTATATGTAAAAGTCAATAGTTTAATTATGATTACATGTAAAATTTATTGATACCCGTGGGGGAATAGTAAAAATCCCGATAATTGCAGTTGGCTTCATAACCACTCAAAAAAACAAAAAGATATTTCATTTATTGACAAATAAACGTAAATGTTATATAATAAAGCTGAGGTGATAAATATGAAGCGTGCTGTAGCATATTGTAGAGTTTCTACTGATGGCCAAGTCGGAGATGATAAATTTGGAATCGAGTCCCAGCGCGAGCAAATCAAAGAATATTGCAGAAAAAATGATATAGAGATCAGCAACTGGTTTATTGACGAAGGCATAAGCGGTACAAGTGACAAGAGACCAGCCTTTGACAAAATATTAAGCGGAGAGGTAACCAATCCGCCAATCCAATATGTTATTGTTGCAAAAGCAGACCGTATTTCCAGAGACATCAACCTATATTACGCTTATAAAAATATGCTTTCCAAGCTTAATTTGGAAATTATCAGCGTATCCGAAGATTGGTCGGCCCAAGATAAACTGACAGCAATGATACTTGAAAATTTTCTTGCTATGGCCGCAGCAGTAGAGCGGGAAAGTATCAGAATTCGTACTTCTGGAGGCAGAAAACAAAAAGCTAAACGCGGCGGCTACTCCGGCGGCCGTGCTCCAATGGGATACGAGGTAATTGATGGTAAGTTGGTAATTAACGAAACTGAGGCAGAAGTTGTGCGTTTCATTTTCGATCATAAATTTTCCGGAGACACTATGATCGGAACTATGCGCGCCTTGAATAAAACTGGATATAAAACTAGAAATGGAAAAGAATTTGTGATTTCCACTGTTCAAAGCATCTGGAACAACGAGAAAACATACCGCGGCTATTATCGCTATGGTGAAGATGGTGAATGGGTCAAAGGGCAACACGAGCCGATTTTGAAAGAGAATGACGAATAAGCAGTATTTAAATTTATGTGCAACAGATGGGAACAAACCATTTTTATCATTGCATTTATAAGTGTTGCGCAGTATATTAGGCATAAGGAGGGGACTTTATGGATACTGTACTAGAGCTGTTATCTATTCTGTGCGTAATAGCGGCTGTTGTTTTATTTATTCTGTTTATTGTCCGGTGGATCCGAAAAAAACGCAAATTGTGGTTTGGGCTCTCCTCCCTATTTTGTTTAATAGGCGCCGTAATTCTTGCCGTGGTTGGTTCGCAGCTCTGGCTGCACAATATGACTCCGGAAGAAAGGGCGGCATACGAGCAAAGATTAGAACAGGAAGCGGAAGAACGACGGCTTGCTGAAGAAGCAGCGGCGTCTCAGCAGGCAAAAGCTGAGAGTGAAGCCGCAGAATCCCAAAGATTAAAAGAAGAAAGCGAGGCCGCAGCCTCCTCCGCGCGCGTAGCATCCGAAAAAGCCGCAAGTGAAGCCGCAGAATCGGCCGCACGCTTGGAAGAAGAAAAAAGATTGTCTGTTACTTTCGATGAAATTTATTACGCGTATGAACAAAACGAACTGCGAGCTGATGATATTTATAAAAATAACCGGTATCGAATTACTGCAAAAATAAATGGAATGACAACCGGCGGTATCCTTAATTTAACCGGAGGCGCAACCCTAACAATGGAAACCAGGATTGATAATACCATTGTTTTCTTTTACGCCGAATTTGAAAGAGATCAAGAGGAAGCACTTAAAACCGTTAATGTGGGTGACACCATTACATTTGACGGGACTTGTATAAGTGCTGGTAATTGGGAAGACTGTGAGTTGATACTTGAATAGATACTTCAGCGCCCTTGCAACGTGTGGGGCGCTGTTTTTTTATCTAATTTGAACCATATATAGAATTATGGTATAATATAACACAATATATAGTGTCGTGAGGTGATACACTGACTTACAGAGAAACCCTTTTCGCAATCCAAAAAGCAATTGAAAAGGAACCGGATCATTTACAGGTTTACCGGGACTATTTTGATTTAACCAGGGCTATCTATGAGCAGAACAAAACGGCAAAAAGTGAGTGCCTATGGCTGCGGAAAGAGACCGCCAAAAAAATCCGCGAGGGCAAAAAAGGCGTTTCAGAATTTTTCGAACTGAACAAAAAGACCTATCTTCTTTTAGCTCCTGATGATTTTGACAGCTATCTCATTTATCTGGAGTGGAACCGGAAGCCGGAGGAGCGGTTCTACCTCCCCCGCCGTCGGATTATGAGGCAGGTCGCCAATGCGCTCCAACAGCTGGTGGACGATAAACTGGACGAGCTGTTTTTGTCAATGCCTCCCAGAGTGGGAAAAACTAGTATGCTGATGTTTTTCATGACCTGGCTGGTGGGACGGGATTCTGAACGCTCTAACTTGTATTCCGCTTATTCAGATGTGATTACATCCGCGTTTTACAGCGGTTGTTTAGAGGTCATCAACGACCCGGTCACGTATTTATGGCACGACGTATTTCCGGCGGCAAAAATCGCGAGCACCAACAGTAAAGACGAAACCTTTAATTTAGACCGAAAAAAGAGATACCCCTCCCTCACCTGCCGTTCCCTGTACGGAACGCTAAACGGAGCCTGTGACTGTAATGGAATTCTGGTATCGGACGACCTAATCGGCGGCATTGAGGAGGCTTTAAACAAAGACCGGCTTATCGCCGCCTGGAGCAAGGTGGACAACAATCTCCTGCCCAGAGCGAAGGAAACCGCTAAGGTCCTTTGGTGCGGCACCCGGTGGTCCATGATTGACCCGGCGGGCGTTCGCATGGATCTGCTTCAAAACGATCCAAAATTCAAAAGCCGGAGATACGAGATCATCAACCTTCCCGCGTTAGACGAAAACGAGCACAGTAATTTCAGCTACGATTACGGAGTTGGTTTTTCAGACGATTACTATTACCAGCGGAGAGCCTCTTTCGAACGGAACAACGATACGGCCTCCTGGCTGGCGCAGTATATGGGGGAGCCGATC